GTTTCTTTTATAAAGTTTGCATACGCACCTTGATCAATATCATGTGGATATTCAAATTCTTTATCACTGTAACTGTCAGCATCTAAACTACCTGTTGGTAATTTGTATTTGTAACTAGGACGCTTTTCAATATCGAACAACTCAAGGAACTGTTCGTAGTCTTGATATTGTGTATCAAAGAACCAATTTTGATGTATTTTATTATATTCTTCTACGTTCATTGATCTAAGTTGTGTTGGCCTAATCTAAAGTTTAGCATATCACCGTTGCCTACTACCCAACCTGTTAATATATATTTTGTATTGCTTAGAGGTGGATTACCTCTATGTAAGTGTGTCCAACCAGCAGGCCAAATAACTACTCTACCTTGTTTAGCATTTACTCTTTTGCCCTGATATAAGAATTCTGTTTCGCCGCCTTCTTTGACATCATTAAGATATATTGTCCATGCTAATACACGTTCAACTGTTGCTTCACCGAATCGTTCAGCATGCCATAAATGATAACCTTCACCTGACTTAGGCTCTGTGCGTTGCATGATACACAAACTACTTATTAAGTCTCTATTCTTTAAGTATGGAAAATCATTTGCATATTCTTCTAAACAAGGACCTAAGCAATTATAGATGTTGTCTACAAAGTCTTTGCGTACTCCGTCAAGTGCAATTTGTGTATCTGAAATAGCACTGCTATTTCTTTGTACCATTCTACCACTAGTGCTAGATGTTTGGAACCAACTTACTAATTCATTAGTAAGCTCTTCAGGTATCCTGTTATCATATATCCTAATAAAATCTTCGTCCATTAAAACAACTTTCCGTAATCAATTAATTCTGTTTGGCGTGTAACATCTCTAATAAAATATGCACACAAAGGATCTTTATCCATTGTAATAGGAACAGTTAATAGTTGTCCATTTTTTACTTTAGGAAAAAACCATTTAACATCATTATAAAAATTAGTTACCTTTATGTCACCAAAGTCAGGCTTAAAGCTGGTAAGAGGATTATATAAAAATGCTTCAAAGCCTCTATCTGCTATACTTGTTAATTGTAAAACTTCTAAATCATTTCCACTTTCGCTACAACCTACTGCCATATGCCAATCAATTGGCATCATTACTTCTTTGCCTGCTATCTCTAAAACAATCGCTGGACTACTAAATGATTCTAAAAATATTAAAGGAACATAAAAGAAATCTGGTTCCTTTGCATCTGAATTATCTAGTATACTGAATCTAATATCTTCTTCTAACTCATCAGGTAATTGTTGTAGATCTAGTGGCTCATTTTCTAATGTTAATATTCTCATTTATTTCCAATCCACTTTTTCTATTGTAAAAGGGTACTCTGCTTCCTTATAAAACTTTTTACGCTGTGTAAGGTGCCGCTTCGCAAACTTACATGTTGATGTAAGATCCCATATTTGCACGAAGTCTTTGTCTTTTGCCTTTCTTACGCCTCTACCTATACTTTGAATTACCCTTACAAAAGACTTGCCAGGCTCAATAAGGACGAGATTAAAAATGCGTGGAATATTAATTCCCACCGCCGCAACTCCATAGGTTGCGATAACCACGTGGTTAGTTCCTTCATTAATTTCATCGTATGCTTCTTTCCTATCTTTTAATTTTACATCGCCCTTTACAAAGGTCGACTCTGGTATAAGTTCAGCAAGCATTTCTCCTGCTGATATTCTATCTACTAGTATTAACGTGTTGCCTGATTGTTTTACATTGTTTAATAATTTGCCTATATATTCTATTCTTTCTTTGTTTGTAACAAGATATTTTAATTCTGATTGATAATCACTATGCGATACTGTGTCCATTAGTTGTACAACATTAACATGGCATTGTGATAGTACACCTTTGTCTTGTAATTCTTTTGCACTTATATTACCAATAACTGGACCTAACGAAGCGTGAATACTTTCAAATTCGAACTTTTCTTTAGGTATAGTGCCTGTAAGTCCCCAACGTATAGGAGCATTACGTAAATTGTGTGTTAGTAGTTTTTTTAAAACTTCTGCTTTTGCTTGGTGTACTTCGTCAATAATAATTGTGCTTACACCTTCTAAAAACTCTGCAAGACTCAATACGGCTGAGCCGTCTTTATGTTTCTTGTCAAGTATGTTTAAACTTTGCCAAGTACAAATTGTGTGAGTCTTGCCTAGCTCTTTTCTGTCGCCAAAATATACACCAACATCAAGTCCACAGTTAATGTAGTCATCTTCGGTTTGTGTTACCAAACTCTTATTAGGGACTACAACAAGACTACGTCCATATGGTTCTGTGATCTTCGATAGTGTGGCTGTGATAATAGTCTTTCCAGCGCCTGTAGCCACTTCTTGCAATGCTTGAGGATTTTGCAAAAAGTTGTTAACAACCTCTACTTGATAATCCCTTAATCGTATCGGTTCGCCTTCGGCAGGATGACCTTTTGGCCAGGTTAAGTTACCCCAGAAATCTTCTTGTATATCTTTAAATTCTAATTGTATAGGATGTCTTCGATCTTCTATATCAACTATTTGTACATTATTTTTTTGTAGTACTTCGCTAATTGTAGCAAGATGATTGACATAGCCTGTACCACCAATGCCAAAGAAAGCAACTTTGCCATCCCAACGTCCTAATTTATATTGTGGCATATAACGTGCATAAGGAACTTCAAACTTGAGTGCGTTTGCAAGTTTACGTCGAACGTCTACTTCTAGTCCTTCTAGTTTTATGTTTACTTCATCTTCTATTATTAACTTACATGTTGCCATTATACTATCTCAAAATTCCTACTTGCATATCTATCTATCATTCCCATTTCATCATAATAGTGTAACAACAAATCTAAGTTTTCTACATAAGATTTACTTCTAGCACTAGGACCTAAGTTAGAAAATGTTATACACATTGCAGGCTTGAAGTCACTATTTGCTAAAGGTTTAGGAACTTTATTATCTTTAATATACACTATTTTGGTATTTTTTGCAACCGAATTATTAAGTTTTTTTACTTGGATATATTTGTTAAAGTCTTTGCTTTCTTGATCCATGTTATCTAATCTAAACAATACACTTTGTTCTTCAGCAGGTATTACACCCTTAGTTGCTTCATAAAATTCTTCAAGCATATGCAATGAGTCTTGACTTAATATTACTATTATAGGATAACGTTGTAACTCTATAACTGCATCAACTACGTTATTTAAGTTATATTTCTTTTGTCCTATAAAAATATTAGGTAATTCTCTTTGTATAATTTTAGTTGTTAATGTTGAATAATTTTTTAAACTTGTTTGTATTTCATGCTCATCAAATATATGTAATCCATACAAAAATCTTCTATCATAATATAGACTTAAATTTTCTTTTATATCTCCACAATCTTTTTGTAAGTATTCTAATCCTTTAGCAGGAAGATTTTTAACTTGATAATTGTAAACACCTGGTATATAATCTTCTCTATTATCTTGCATTGTTGTTAACATTGCAAATGTATCTAACAAATCTTTTTCTATTTCAAACTTTTCGCCAAATCGTTTAGCAATAGTAACCAATTGAAAGAGATATGTTTCTGTGTATGGAAAAGTATGCACATGGTCTTTGTATCCATGTACCTTATGATCAATTCTTCTAATCTCTTCTATTCTATCTATAATTTTTTTACTAAACGGAAAACGTATTTGTAACGTATCATTAATTTTTCTTAACCAATGACTTCTGTCTATTGTACGTAAAGGCAAACGTAATTCATTAACATAACGTTCTACATCTATGTCCTGCTTTTCAAATTGTGCTTTATATTCTAGCATTTTTGTTTTAACTAGAGCATATTGCCTATCAGTTAGAGCTGTGCCTTTTCTAAGTTGTCTTGCAATGCTTGTAAGTATGGTTACATCTGCTTTATCTATAACAAAAGCAGGTTCGTATACAAGAGTTTCGAGACAACACTCGATGGTTTTTACGTTAAACATATTGCTATTATACTTTAATTTAACTTAGATGTCAAGTGTTTAATAGGTATTCCTTGAGAAATTTCTTCTAGTGTCCATT